CTTATGGTCTCGACTCTCCGCCGATGCAGCGGCCTTGCGGATCGCGCCAGTTTCCCATTGCTCGATCAGCGCTGCGCCATCTTCTGCATGAAGCGCTCGAGATCAATGATGGCCCGTTCATGTTTGCCTTCACCGATCAGGCCATGATCGTCGCTACAGGAAACATTGAAGTGGAGCGCCCTGCCGGCCACTTCGGTAAGTTCGATCGATGCCGTGACGATCCGGCCAGGCGTTGCGGACGTGTGGGCCAGCGACAATCTTTCCGGCGACAACGTCCAGCGCGTACCTGGTCCCTCGGTCATTCGGAACCGAAGAACTCGTCTTCCTCCTTTTTGCTGCCATGGTCTCCACGATTGCGTTCATCGGTCAGGCCGAGCTCGGCCATGTAGGCGCGCATCTGGCCGTGCTTCGACGCCGGGAACCCGGTGGGATTGAACTGGAATTCCTTCCACAGTTCGCAGAAGGCGATGGCGGCGGGCTCTCGCGAACCGTCCAGCCAGCCGGCCGGATCAATATACCGTTTCCATGCAGTCGCGGCGGCGCCCTTCACCGACGCGGGCTTTTTCAACTTGCCGAAGGCCTCAACCGCTGCCTCGGTCGCCTCCACAGCCTTGTCGCTTTCGCCGTGGCGGGTGGCTCGATGCGTCCCGTCGACGAGGCGGAGCTTGGCCGGTTTCGGCTTCGCGCCGCGGGTCGCCATATTAGGCCTCTCAGACAATCAATCTGGTTTTGTGCGAAATTTGGTTCGGTAGCGGTACTGAGGGGCGACCCCCCGAATATTCAGAATACCCCCCGTCACCTGAACATTCAGCCTCGAACGGTCATTCCTGAACCGGCCAGCCGTCGATGCCGATTTCAATCCGGGCCGTTCCGCCAGCGTCTTCGATGGTCTTCGCATCGTGGCAGGGCTTGCACAGCGCCTGAAGGTTGCCCTCATCATCCGTGCCGCCTTTGGCTTTCGGCACGATGTGGTCGACCTGATTGGCGGCAGTGACGATCCCTTTGGGCAGGCAGCGTTGGCACAGGTGCTTGTCGCGGGCGAGGATGCGCACCCTGAGCTTGTCCCAGGCTTTGCCGTAACCACGCGCGTGTCGCGATTGCCGGGACCATGCCATTGCTAGAAAACCTATTAGATGGAGCGTCCAGCCGGGACTAAACCGCCTCGCTTGCCAAAAAGAGGCCAATTCTCATCGAAACAGACAAATAGTTGACGTTAAAGATAGAGGGTGTGTTAAGATAAAAAATCGAACGAGGCATCAACCAGTAAAATATAACTTGCCCTCGTTACTCCGATATGGAGACTAAACCATGGACCTCAACGAGTTGCTTTATCAGCACCAGCTCGCGCTTATCAACGCAAGAGCTTCTCAGCCCGGCGAGACTCGGGAAGCGTATTCCAGGATCGTAGCCCATTATGCTGCAAGGCTGCACGCTTATCGCAGTCGAAGCGATATTCAGCAGTACTCGGAAAATGTGGTCGAGGATGAGCTGAGCTCACCTCTACCTCACTATTCCGTCACCCCTGATGAAGCAGGGCTCTCACTCGAGGAAGTTGAAATGATCAGTCTTGCCGCTGCCCGACATGACGGAACCACGGAAGAGCGGAAGGTCCTGGCGTTGGAAATGATCGCCGATCAACTACTGCTCATCCATGCCGACCTGCTGGCTATCGATGCCCACTCTCAGCAAAAGATTACTGAGCAAATTGGTTCGCCGGATCTAAACTCCGCACAAGAGGTGGACGGCTGGGAAAACGAGGGAGGGCACTTGAATATCCCTGCTTCTGAGCTGCCGCTTGGAGTGACTAGAAAGACCGTGAGCGTCTATTCCGTGGGCCCGTACGAGTACTCAGATCTCGCCTCTGCGCTAGCGGAGGCGGCGAGGCAGCGTCTTCACTGAGCAATTTCTAGCTGAACGGCTTCAATCTAACGCCCTACCGTTAGACGATGGCCGCTTGTAGGTTTACCCCCGATCCGGGGAAAACTGTTTCGCTATCGAAATGGATGGCGCCGCCGCAAGGCTCAGGCCTTTGGCGCGCCCGACGGCAGGGCTCGAACCTGCGACCTCTGATCCTAGGAACAGCGCTCTGACCAACTGAGCTACGCCGACGCACGATGACCCTCGTTTAAACCTAGGGTCAGATGCAGCGACGCCCGCTCACCTTTCGGCTGCGGGCGCACTGAATTCCAACCGTATCTACTTGCCCCGTTTCCGTGCCCAGCGCAACCCTTATCTCGATGTTACGGAGAGTGACATTTTCATTGACACCGATGTTACGGAGAGTTACATCTCTGCTCATGAAGCCGATCCAGTACGCCCGCTCAGCCCTCAAGACGCTCCGCTCGATGCCCGCCAACATGTCGGCTCGGATCGTGTCGAAGGTCGAGGCTTACGCCGCAGAACCGGCTTCGCAGGCGAACAACGTCAAGGCTCTCAAGGGCAGCGACGATATCCGCCTTCGGGTAGGCGACTGGCGGGTTATCATGAACGACGGCGTCGTGCTGACCGTGACGAAGATTGGCCCACGCGGTAGCATTTACGAATGATGGAGGCTCACATGGGTGAGATGGTTTCGATACCGATCGAAGAGTACAAGGCGCTCCAGGAGGCGGCGGAAGATCTGGCGGACATCCGCGCTTCCGCGCGCGTGAAGGCGGCCGTGGAGCACGGCGACGATGAGTACGTGCCCGCCGAACTGGTCAATCGCATCCTCGCGGGCGAAAGCCCTCTGCGGGTCTGGCGTGAATATCGCGGCCTGACGCAGCTAGCGCTATCGGAAGCGGCTGGCGTCAGCCGTGCTCAGATCGCGCAGATCGAGGGCGGCAAGCAGGTGGGCTCGGTCCAGACCCTCAAGAGCCTGGCCGAGCATCTGGGTATCACGGTTGACGATCTGATCTGATTCCGGACCGGGAGAGGTACGGCCCGACCGCCTCGACCAGCAGGCGCAGGCCGGTGAAGAACTCGTCCCGGATGATCTGCCGGTGCGAGCCCGACTTCGGGACCAGCTTGACGATCGAGCGCGGCTTGCGCTTGCCCTTGCCTATGTCGATCCAGTCGACCTCGCGGCTACCGAACCGCTTCATCGCGGCTTCGGAGAACGTCAGGTCCATGAGCGCCACATCGCGCAATGTGTGCACCAAGGCGCCCAGTTGGCGCTCGATGCCCAGCAAGGTGCTTGCGCCGAACGCGCGCGCCTCGATGGCAGAGATCGCGCCGTGTGAGCCAGCCGCACCGCGCGGCCGCACGTCCAGCGCGCACTTGGTCTCGGACATCTCGCTTGCGTCGAACGCCGCACGGTAGCAGCGCAGCGCCTTGAGCTGCTCGGTGCCGATGTCATCCATCGTTTCGAAGCGCGGTTGTTTCCGGAAGGCCTTGCCGATGGTCATGCGGCCTTTCGCCTTCACGTCAACGATGTCCTGCTCGACGTAGACCGCATGCTCGCGCTGCTCTGGTGTGGGCGCGAACGGATCAACCTTCGCGGGCTTGGTAGACGTTGGGCGGCTGGCGCGGCGCTTGGTCTGCGCTGCCATGGCTGCAATAGTTTCGTTCTTAGGCATTTGTGTCGTCCAGTTCTCGCGCGAGGCGGCGGAGGCGGTTCTCAATTTCATCCCGATTTTCGAAGTAGCGCTCGGGCATGCGCCAGTCAGGCCGAAGGCGGCGCACGTCGCGCGCGATGGCGCGTAGCATCGCAGCGGGCCTGAGGTGGAGGGGCTTCATGTCCTGCCCTTCATCGCATCGCGCGCGAGGCCTTCGTGCAGGTCGGGATATTCACCCGCCTTCCACCGGCGGATCAGTTCGTCTCGAGACATACCATTCGCGACATCTCCTAAAAATTTGCCGTTGCCCAAGCCCACGGGGTTGGACACGGTGAACAGATCAGGCGGCATCGGCGTCTCCCCAGTCCATCCCCGGCGTCTGCGGGATATGCACCTCGGCTTTGACCCGGTTCCGAACGACCAGCCGGTGAGCGAGTGAGTAGGCCGACGCCTGACCGCCGAATGCGTGGTCGTTATCGCCAAACACCAGGACCTCGCCGACGCCAGCGGGAGGAACCCATTTTTCAAGACTGCCGGAATTCAGCGCTGCCCACACCGGAACGCGGAAGCGTTTGGCGGCCCTTATGGCCGTTTCGATGCCCTCAGCGATTCCGATCCGCTCGCCGTTCGCCGGGTAAAGCCTGACCGCTGATCCCGGCGGCAACGTTCCCTGCATCATCGCCCTGGGATTCTCGATGTCGGCCTTTCCATGCGGGCCGAGGAAGGTCCGGTGAATGTTCGTGGGCTTGCCGCTGGCGTCCACGACAACAGCGAGCAACGCCGGAAGAAAGCCGCCGCCATTCGGCACCGGGCAGCGCTCATGGAAGCGCAAGCAGTCAGGCAGGCGAGACGGGAGGGCATCGCGCCCGGCCAAGTATAGCGAAGCCAGATCGTCACCCGTCAACGCGGTAGATCCATTCCAGAGACGATTGAGCCGCTCGACCTGATCAAGCGCATCGCGACCGGCTGGGACTGGCGTATGTGCCTTCCACTGGTCGTGTCGAAGCGGGACGATGGATCCCTGTGGGTGATCGACGGCCAGCACCGCCTGGCGGCTGCCAAGCTCCGCGGGGACATCCCGTTCCTGCCGTGCTGCGTCGGCGTGTTCGGCAGCGTCGCCGACGAGGCTGCGATGTTCGTCGCCATGAACCGGGCGCGCAAGCCGATGAACCGGCTCGACGACTTCCATGCGGCGCTGGCCGCATCTGATGCCGAGGCGATCGAAATCCAAGATCTGGTGTCCGAGGCGGGGCTGACGATCAGCCGAAACACCTCCTCGACGGCATGGAAGCCCGGTGAAATTGCCTTTACCGCGTCGATCGCGAGCACCCTTCGGAAGCACGGCCGCCAGATTGCGTCCGCAGCGCTGACGAACATCGCAGAGGCATTTTCCGGCCAGAGGGTTGTCCATTCGGGCTCGATTTTCCTCGGCCTGGTCAAAGTGCTCGTGTCGCCCCCCGTGGGCTTCGATCCAGACCGCATGTTCCAGGCGCTGATGCGGTACTCCGCCGAGGACTGGGGCACGTTTCTCACCGGGCTGAAGGGCGGGGACACCCGCGCCGCCGCGATCCGTGATGCCCTTCTGATGGCCTATGACGAGACGCCGGAGGTCGCGCATGTCTGACGCTCAAAACTCACGTTCATGGACCAAGCACTTCGGGCTTCCCCAAGTCCCAATCGTGATCATGAACCCCGAGGCGGCCGTTCAGATCAAAGAGGATGGCGTGCGCGGCCGCTGCCGTGTTGCAAAGGCATGCGATGTGGACTGGGAGCGGGTCACGCACTGGCGGTGGGATAAACAACCCGACGCTGGTGAGGCCGAACCGAAACAGCCTGAACAAATGTCCTACAAGGAATGCGTTGCCGAGCGTCAGAGAATCAAGGCCGAGCTGACCCGTATGCAAGCCGCACTCAGCGCGGCAAAGCGCTCGCAGGACAATCTCGCCATCGACAACTGGGGGCACCGTATCCAAGCCCTGACCCAGCGAGCTTCCACAGCATCGCGCGCGACCTGCGCGAGCTTCGCCAACTTGCGAGGAGCACTCGTGAACGCTGACGCAGATAGAAACGATCGCCTGCTCCGGATGTCTGAGGTCACGGCCATGACCGGGCTGAGCAAGGCCATGATCTACAGGCTTATCAGCCAGCAGCGCTTCCCTGCGCAGTACAAGCCGGGAGGGTTTGCCAGCCGCTGGCGCGAGGTTGAAATCATCGCCTGGCGCGAATCACAGCGGAAGGACAGCCGGCCTCCAAATCTAGCGGCGGCCGACATTAAGGTGACTGCAAACATGTATGCCAGCACCCGGGCACGAGATGGAACCAGCCTAGATCGCTACGCAATATGTCCTAGGCGCGGGGTCAGAAACGGCAGGGACGCTAAACGGTAACTGCCGCCGAAACATTCCGATAGCTTGGCTCGCATGTTCACCGGACAGGGTTGCGGCCGACGCCCTCGACTAAGCTAGAGAATCGGGAGTCGAGTTTTCAAACCAATCCTTAAGGCCTTCAAGAAAGAGCAAACTTTTCCCTCCTAAGGTTGGCCTCTCGGCGGATGCAAAATGGCCTTCCAGTGCTGCAACTATATGCCAAAGAGTTCCGCTGATGCTGACGAAAGCCATGCGCTGCACCCAGCCTTCGACAAACAACCATTTGAACACGTCGACACCAGAGCCAGCGCCTCCATAATCGAAGGTTGCTTCAGCCAAGTCGTCAATTCCACTTCCCTCTTGTGAGCGTGTCAGGATTGATGGATCGAACCACAATAGCGCCGGAGTTATTGTGCCTGTCTCATTCACGGCCAGCCCCATAGCTAGACGAACTCTGTCTTGGTCTTGCTTGATCACCTGAACGGCTCGCTCGGGCGTTAGTCCGAGTTGCAGCATCTGAAATGCGATCGCGATAATTAGGATTTGGTGAGGCCGGTACTCAGCGGCCTTCCCCCTGCCAGGGTTGATCCCCTCCACAAGCGCAAGGCGCTGCAAATGCTGGAATCTCCCCAGCAGCGCTGAGCGTCGCTGCTCTGGCACTTCCATTGCGTCGGCAAGCAGCGCGATCACCTGTGCGCGGGGCATGCTAAAGTCCACAGCCGAGATCCTTCCAGCGCAAAATTGTTTTTCGCCCTTGCCACTGGGCGGAAACCATGACAACCCATGTTTCTAGCGCAACACTGTTGTTACGCTGGAAGGAGTAACGAAATGCTTAACGCGGATTTGATCGCGGGAGCGAACGCTGCCGCTAGCTACTCGGGCCTTACGCCCCGGGCCATCTATCACCTCGTCGAGCAGGGGCATCTCCCGGTGATCCGCAAAGGCAAGCGTCTCTATTTTCGCAAAAGCGAACTGGAAGCCGCCTTCCGATCTGATGCGGCGAACAACTAAGGAAATGGCGGTCGAGGAGACGGTTGCCGCCGTCCGCCTCGACCTTGTTCAACCAGGAGACGCCCGATGAACATGACAGACATAACAGCGGGATGCGCGATTGTCGCCCCGGAATTGCTCAAGAGCATCGCTCTGGACGCTGCCAGCGGCGTCGTTGCGAGCGAATACATCGCCAGCTTGGCTGAGGCCATCCTACTGGCCCTCGACGCCATCGCGAACGAAGATCGTGCGCGGCAGCGCCATATTATGACGCCAGCCGGAAAGATCGACCTTGGCCCGGCCAGCAGTATGCCGGAATGGGCGACGATTCATTCGCTTCTGAACCTTCTGCGCGATCAGGCGAAGGTCTGCGGCGATCTGATGGATCGGATCGACATCGGCGCGATGAAAGCCTCGGCAGGAGAAAAACTGTGAACGCTGTCTCGACCTTGGTCTTCGAGGGAAGCCAGATTCGCTCCGTTGTCATCGACGGCGAGCCGGGTTTCGTGGGCAAGGATGTCTGCGAACGGCTGGGCTACACCAACCCGAACAAAGCTATGAAGGACCACTGCAAGGGGGTAACGAAACGATACCCCCTTCAGACGGCAGGCGGCATCCAGCAGGCACGCATCTTGTTCATGCCGGACGTCCTTCGCCTCATCACTGGCAGCGCTCTGCCGGATGCGGAGCGTATGGAGCGCTGGATGTTCGAGGAGGTGCTCCCGGCCGTCATCAAGACCGGCTCGTACACCTCGGACGGCATGGTCACAAATTTCGGCCCAGCCGCCCGATCGACATTGGGCGGGATCGTCAAGCGCGTCACGCACGCCGAGATTGAGGAGGCATTCGACCAAGTGCTTCCTGCCCTCGTGGAGCCGTTGTTGGATCGCCTGATCAGCGAGCGCTTGATGTCCGGCCGGGCCAAGGTGATTGAGGGCATCAGCGCGTTGGAAGTTGCCGAGATGGCGGGCTATACCAAGGGGAAACGCCCTCGCGGTCTGATCCAGTTCATCACCCACAGACTGAAGCGCTACCACCTCGATCGTGGTGTCATTCCACCTCTGACACCGCAAGGATCGTCGAAGGTGTCGGTCTACATCGAGACTATAGCGAGGCGTTGGCTGATCGAGGGCGGTCGCAAGGCAATCGAGATGTATGTCGCCGAAAAGCGCGGCCAAGGTCGTCTGAGGCTGGTGGAACAGTGAGCGACCTGCCCGACAGACTAATTCGCATCTCGGAAGTCATCGAGATAGTCGGCTATTGCAAGGCGATGATCTATCGAAAAATTCGCCAAGGCACCTTCCCGGCTCCATACAAGCCGGGAGGCTCCTCGTCGCGCTGGAGTCTTCAGGAGGTGACAGCTTGGGTCGCCAACGTGAAGGGTGAGGCCTAATCGGCAGGATTGCCGACTGATCTGCGCATGGGCTGACCGATGAACGACTGAGGTTCGCTGAAACCGTCCAGCAGCATGTCGGCCCATTCCTGCGCAAGCTCCCGGCGGCGGGGCATGAAAGCCGCGCGATTGTACGCGCTTTCCACCTTATCCTTGGGGACGTGCGCCAGCATCAGATCGATGATCGCGCGGTCCCCGCCCCTCCCAGCCGCATCCGCGCGTTCATTCATGATCGTAGAAAACGCCGCGCGGAAACCGTGGGGCACATGGCGCTGATAATAACCCGACCTGATAAGCATCGCCCTGAGCGTATTTTCCGAGATGGGCTTGTGCAGATGCCGTTCGCTAGGGAACATCAGGTCGAGGTTGCCAGTCAGCGGACGGAGGGCGCGCAGGACCGCGACAGCTTGCTTCGAAAGCGGCACCAGATGGTCGCCGCCGACCTCAGCCTTACGATCCTCATCGCCTTTCATGCGAGCAGCCGGGATCCGCCATGTAGGCTCGTCGCCGTCGAGGCCCTCGATCTCCTGCCACCGCGCGTGGCGTAGCTCGCCGGGTCGGACAACAGTCAGCGCCAGCAGCCGAAGAGCCAGTTTTGTGCCCGCACGGCTCCGCTCCGCCTCGCATGCGGCGAGCATCGTGCGCATGCTTTCCAAATCGGTCAGGGCCGGCTGGCGACGGGCGCGAGGCTTAGGGCTGAGGGCCTTACCCAAGCTGGCCGCCGGATCGGCGGTCGCGATACCAGCCGCAATGGCATAGACGAACACCGCAGATATCCGCTGGCGTAGCCGGTGCGCGGTTTCAACGGCGCCTCGCTTTTCGACGATCGTCAGCAAATCCAAAAGGCGCGGCGCATCGATAGCCGTGATTGGAAGCGCTCCGATGGCTCCAAACACGTTTTCCTCCAGACTGTCCCACACCTTGGTCGCGTGACGCGGAGCCCACGTCCCCTTCTTCTTGTCATACCACGCCTGCGCCACGGCTTTGAAGGTGTTGCCCGATTCGGATGCCTTCGCATGGGCTGCCAGCCTGCGCTCGGTTGCTGGGTCGCGGCCGTCGATCAGCATCGACTTTGCGTCATCGCGCCTGCGTCTTGCATCGACGAGCGTCACTGCGGGGTATGGACCGAACGTCAACGTCTTTTGCTGGGGCTTGCCAGCGGCGTTCCGTCCGAAAGTGTAGTTCATCCGCCAATGCTTACCGCCAGCGGGAGAGACGTGGAGGTAGAGCTGATTCGCGTCGGCCAGCTTGTAAGCCTTATCGCGCGGCCTGGCGGCCTTCACCTTTGCGTCTGTGAGCACATCAACCTCGATACCATGCCTGCCATGGTAGATACCATGGAATATGCCCTGCGACATGGTAGACGCGAATAGACTGCCATACCCAAAGCCCGACCGATTACGCGCCAAAATTGGCAGAAATCAAGGCTCTGTAGACTGATATATCCCGCGATGTAATGGGAAGTGGTAGCGGAGGAGCGCTCTGGTCTAGAACAGACCCTCCGGCGCATCAGGCTTTGAAGCCAACCTCCTCGTACTGGCATGATTTGCGACCCTAGCTGTCCAGAAATGGGGCACTTGCCGAAAGAGGGGCCACTACATCTTTCTTTTCGCTCATCGCTGTGAGACCAAATCGATGCCGGCGCTGAAGCACCCTGTGGCTAGGTCCAGCAGAAGCCTTACCGGTGAATGTCGGGTGGACAAGATTCGCGCTCTGGTTGGATGACCGCTCTCCGGATCCCCACATGCCAAACCGACACTGACAAAGCCAGGACGTCATGGCGATGTTGGGCCGATACACCTGCTAACGACGGCAAATTCGTTAAGCGGGGGCCAGTTCCGCAACCCTAGGTGGTCGCGGGCGCCCGTGGCCCTGGGGATCAAAAATGCCCAAGGTTACGAAAACGGTGACGGTCGAAATGAAGATCGACGTCGCAGCAATCGTTCAAGCGATAGCGGTGATATTGCTTCTTCTGACTTAATCCGACCCGGCGGGGGTAGCTCCTCCGCCGGGTTTTCCGAGAATATCTTCCGCATTCAATAAAATATCGGTGCTAGATCTCTATGGGACAACGGAAAGATAGACGGCGTCGCTTTTTTGCCGAGCATCCGTTCTGCTGCTTTTGTGGTGGGGATGTACCGGCAACGTCAGTAGATCATGTACCCAACAGAGCGAGCTTTCCAAAGCGGGAAGGGCCAGAGGGATACGAATTTCCGGCCTGCACGGCCTGCCAGACCGACACACGCCTGGACGAGATTGCGTTCTCCTGCATGGTTTATTTCAATAACCACGACAAGTCTCTTTTCGACGAGCAAGGTTTTACCCGACTGATTCAGGGATTGAAAAACAATCTCCCCCACATGAACGAATTTCAGGATCTATCCCCAAACCAGAAGCGCCGCGCGCTAGCGCATTTTGGAATAGAGCGTCCTCACGGAACGCCGCTCGCCGAAGTAGGCTTGGTTACGGTACACCCTGAGTTTAACATGCGAACGAAAAGGTACTTGTGTAAGCTAGCAAGAGCACTCTTTTACAAGCACGTGGGACGCCCAGCAAAATCTTCGTCGATAGCGTGGTCGTCATGGGCGCAAGGCCAAGCCACGAACAGCCACAAAGCTCTCGAACAATGGCTGGCTATCACTCCCATCCATGTTCAAGGCACTAGGTCGAATTTCGATTTTGGTGATCGCTTCCGATACCGGATCAATTATTCCGATGAGTTGGAAGTGTTCGTGGCGGCAGGCCAATTTGGAGAAGGCCTGATCTTCTATCTTTCCCTAGCGTCGGAGGAGATCGCGGCGAACCTGAATAAGGATGCGTTTGAGTTTGGCGCAGAGCGCAGCGTATCGCCTTCTGCGACTTGAGGTTCGATCCCGAGCCGGAATCTCAACCGCTTTGGCACAATTAGCAACCCACCGTGGATCGGTGATAATTCGGCCGAGTAGCGCATCAAGAAGGCGCAGCGTCCAGCACCTTTGGCGCACCCCGGTGACAAAACCGATATTTTTTCCCGCTGCCACATGGACACTTCGCGTTTCGATGGACCTTGGGAACAGCCATGGGCGGCGCATCGTCATCCACGACCTTCAAACTCATATTCCTTATTGAAACAACACCACCGGCATTATCGATATTCACGGCAGCGGGGAATACTATTTCACGCGAGACACTTGAATATGATCTGTTAACAATTATTGGAGATGCATCACTCCTGATTATGATGCTATCTATATGCTTCCCAATCGTATTCCCACTTCTTGGGTCGTCAGCAATTTTCCGAACACGATTTTCCAGAATGGAAAGCATGGCTTCCGGTGGCACGTTTCTCTTTAACGCATCCCGAATTTCATCTTCATACTGACTTTCGAATGCTGCAGAATTCCCAAAGACCCCAGCCCAAGTCCATGGCTCTTTAGACGGACGTATTTCGGACGAAAAGCCAACTCGAAACCGCCCTTCTACATCACCTATATTAGTGATGTATGCAGCAATGCCTACAGGTGGTGCGACTGAGTAGTTGTATCCTGTAAACGTCAAATCAAGCCTGCGGATTGCGACCGGCAACCGGCTAATAATTGGATCAGAGAAGAAGTGGGCATTGAGATCGGCTGTTAAGCCTTCCAGCAACTCTATCGGGGAAAATGTTGTCTTTCCCCGCTGCTCAAGTCGACTGATGAGCCAAGCCGCAGTCTCGTGCCTACCGGCCAGCGCCAAACCAGTGAAAGCGACTGTCAGACGAAATCCTGGAACGGTGAGTGAAAAGCACTTGTTATGCTCCTCCTCAATCACGTTGCCAGCGTTGGTCAGCCGGCAGTCCGAAACTTGCACGGCGTAATTGGCATTCATGGCGGTCAGTATGAGTGTCATGAGTCCGCTTACTTCATCCCCTTTGCAAGGGGTATCGGAAAAAACGTAACATACGTAACCTTGGCGGAAATCCGCCGTTTTTCGCGTAACCGATAGCGTAACATCAGGGTAACGAGATTACATTTTCAGAATGTAACTTTTAGGATCAGAAAACCTTAGAATTTCTGCGGGTGTTACATTTTCAAGCGGGAAAGGTTGCGGCCGATTACACCGGCGATGTAATCTGAAAAACGACGGTTTTCTGCGGGCTTCAGGCTGAAATTTGGTGTTTGGTTACGGATATTACGTTTTCCCACCCCCTCCTTCGGTCGCCGACGCGGCCAGCAAACATTTTCTCGATCGTCGATCGCCGCTCGATAGGCCTGCCAGCTGCATCAAAGTGCATCAGCACAGAGCCTGTCGTCATCGCCGCTCGGCCTAGGAAGCCAGCAATTTTCCCGGCGCAGCCGATGTGCATCAAAACCGACACGAAAAGTGCGCGGGCGAGGCGGGGGATTAAGCGCGCTTTGAGGGGGTGCAGCTTCGTGTCGGGGTTGCGCAACATTGTTACACGTCCCGAGGCTGCCCGCTGGCAATTGACGGGCGCCTTGGCGGGGCGCACGATCGCCGCATGTGCAACCTGTACCGGATGACAGCGCCTGCGGACGCGGTCGCGGGATTGTTCCGAGCGACCACGGCCGCCGGGTCGAACTTCGCGGCTGAGATCTACCCCGGCTATCCCGGCCTCGTCATCGCTGACGGCGCGGTCCGCGCGATGAACTGGGGCTTCCCCCTCGTCCTCAAGAGCAAGAAGACCGACGCGCCGCTTAAGCCCAAGCCGGTGAACAATACCCGCGAGGACAAGTTGCACACTGGCTTCTGGGTCGACAGCTTCCGCAAACGGCGTTGTCTGATCCCTGTCACCGCCTGGGCAGAGGCCGAGGGCGCGAAAGGCGCAATGACGCGCACATGGTACTCGCTGCCTGATCAGGACCTGTTCGCGGTCGCGGGCGTGTGGCGACCGACCGCAGAGTGGGGAGACGCCTACTCCATGGTCATGGTAGATGGCTGCGAGCAGATGGCTGACGTGCATGACCGCATGCCAACGATCCTCCGCCGAGAGGAGTGGGAGCGTTGGACGAACGGAGATCCGGATGAAGCCTTTGCACTTTGCCGCGTCTACGACGCCCCGCTCGTGGTCGATCGCACTGACGTGCCTTGGTTCAAGAGAACCAGCCTACCACCTGCCCCACGAACGCAGCCACCATCAGCAATGCTATTATGATCATCTCGGCCTGTTTCAGCATTAGCCGGTGATCCTCTGCCACCGCCAGTGTGGCAATGCCGGATAGATCCGCACCGGACCAAACGTCCGCGCGCCCTTCAGTAGCTCAGCCAGTCGAGTTCGGCCTCGTCCACGGCCTCGAACATATCGCCTTCAGCCTGGCCGACGCGAAGGCGCTGGCGGACTGCCTCCGGATCTCCGTCTTTTGGAAAACCCCGATCGGCCATGGCACATTTCGCCAGTTCGCCGACCAGCCCCCCACGCCCAGCTTGCAGGAGCAACCAGCGACCGAATGCGCCGCGCTCAGCTGGCGATGCAGTCCGCCCGCTCGGCCTAAGGCGCGGGTCGGGTGGTGCTGGCACGAAAGCCCGGAAATCCGGCCCTTTCGTAAAATCCAAGAAGAATCCTCCTCCCCCGGCTATCCTACTGACCTCCCTGCGTAAATCCTCGAGCGTTGGCGTCAGGGGCCTCTGTTCCATGGCTATCCTCGCGTTCGAATCGGTAGCGCAAGCCTATCATGTTCTCTATATGTTCACATCAAGAGTCGGCGCTTTCGAGCGTGCAGGAGGACAACAGATGGAACAGATTAAGGAAATCCGCCGAGCGGTAGCGAAGGCGCTGGAAACGCGCGGCCTCGATAACCGGGAGTTCCTACGGCAGATTCGTGCCGGTGAGCAGGATGACGGCCCGTACATGACAGGCGCCCTCGCCTGCGCCGCCATGCTGACCAAGCAACCTACGCCCGGCTGATGCCGTGCGCTACGCGGACGGCATGAGGATACCGACGCGCCTGTTCGAAGCCGCTGCTTGGCAATACTCGATCAAGGTGACGTGCGCGTGCGGCCGGTCGGCCGTCTTCGACCCCCACGCGCTATGGTATCGGTTCGAGAGGAAGCGATGGGACGAGACCTTCGTCCAGGCACGAGGGCGCTTCTATTGTCGCGAATGCTGGCAGACCCAGTTCCGGAAGCTCCCGCCGGTCAAGTTCGAGATCTGCCGCGAAGTGCCTACCGTCAGCCTTCCCATGCCTGACGAGCGGGAATGGAAACGCGCGATCAATCGGTTCCGTGGATAGGATTACCGGACCAGATGAGGATCAGTCCTCGTAATTGGGCTCGATCGTGCAGGAGAAGCCAGGTGCAACCCGATGGAAGCCAGGCAGGATAGGAACGTCATCAAGTGGCGTAGGCGTCTGCTGGATCACGGTGAGCCACAAGCCTTCCTCGTTAGGAATTACCCCGATTTGGATGTCATCCGCCTCGGGGTAGATCGAAAGATCGAGCATCTCGATTTCGCGGGCGTCCTCAGTGGCTACCCGCATTCTTTGAATATGGATCAGCATCGAAACAGGGTACGCGAAAGGCGCATCGGTGCAACGTTGATCTGCTCAGGCCACAGCCTTCACCCGCTGCCTGAAGCGCACTACCTCGGCACCCACGGCATCGTTCAATTCAAGGAACACCGACTGCAGCGGCTCGATCTCCAGTTCGAAGAACGCGTCGGTCGCCTTGGTAACATCTCCGAAGCCACCGGCGTTCGCGGGCACGATGCCCAGTAGCTGGGGCGGGACGCGGTGCGCGGCGAGCACGTCGTCGCGCGTGGTGTTCTTGATCCCGAGGAATTCGTCTTTTGCCCCGGCCTCCGCGATCGGCAGCATCTTGATCGAGTTCTCCTTGCCCTCGGGCGCGTGGACGAAAAGGTTGCGGAAATTGCCCGGCCCCTTCGACCGCTTCAGGGCATCGCGCATCTTGTCGACGTCATCGTTCGCGAAAGCGCCCGTGGCATAGAGGATGTAGCCGGTATGGCTCCCGTTCTCGTAGTACCGGCGGCGGAACAGCGTGGCGTTCTCGTTCAACAGCGCCGATTGCAGGGCGGAGAGGTACTCGGGCAAGCCGTAGATTTCCTGATTGATGTCCGGTGCCATCAGCTGATGGACACTGCCCGGCTCGAACTCGACCTCGTCCTGCATGCTGGACACCCACCAGAAACTGCCCGGCGCCACGCCGCGCCGGGTATACTTCGCAAGGCAATGTTCGACCCGCAGGACGCCGCCGAGGCGATTACGCACCTCGCGCACATAGGCGTTGCCCATCACGAGGTAGTCCTGCACCAGACCGGCGAAGGCCTTGCGGCTCAGCAGCGACGACGGATCGAGGCTTGCCGCCAGCATGTTGCGCTTGAGGATGATCGCGCTCGAATGATGGGGCGAGGCGCGATAGGCCCGCGCCAGGCCGTCCAACGAGATCGGCGGCTCGTACCAGCGCGAGTTGTGCCAGCATTCCAGCATGTCCAGCATCGTCGCCCGGCTGAGCACCGGCTCAGGATCTCCGAAGGTGAAGGCTTCGACCGACGACGCGCTTGAAGCCTGGACGATCGCGCCCCCGGAAGCTGCAGCCGATTCGTGCCGGCTCATCCGGCGGGTACGCTTGCTCATTCAACGATCTCCATCGTGCCCTTCGGCTTTTCCTTGCCGTCGAGCGGTTCATTCATGAGGATGTGCATGGTGGCCCAGGCCAAATCGGCGTGGCCATCATTGCCGCCGCGCCCGGCCTTGTAGGTCAGGCTGCGGCCGGTGCTGGTTGCGGTTTTCTTGATCGAGACGAAGGCGGAGACGATATCGAGCAGGCAGGTGTCGAACTTCAGGCGGCCCCGGCGCACCAAGTTCTGCGCCTTCATGACCATGTAGGTCTTCAGTTCGAGCGAATACTCGATCTTCGCCACAGTGCACCCGGGCATCGCACCGGGTTTAGCCAGCAGCTGATAGACACCGGCGCCAACGCCTTTGGCGTCGATACCGAGATAGGTGCAGGTGTAGCGGCTCAGCATCGCCTTGATGAATTCGGCCTGCTGCTCGAAATCTAGCCCGCGCAGCTGGTGGCGTTCGAGGATGCGGAACGGCCCGCCCTCCACCAGCGGCGGCGCGGCAATCACCAACGCGGCGTTGTCACCGTCCTCGCTTTCCTGCGGATCATAGCCTGCCCAGACCGAACGGTTTCCGTACGGCCGCGCGGCCTCGATGTTGAAGTCGGTCCATTCGACCAGGCTGTCGACGCCGCAGGCGATCATGTCGTTGAACTTGAACGCCGACATGCTGTCGTCGACGAAGTCGCACATGAACAGGTTGGCGAACTCGTCCGGCGCGTACTCGTCGCGCAGCTCGTCGATGTCGAACAGGTCGCAGCCGCCCGCCTCGGCGTCGAGGATGTTGACGATGTGCCGCCAGACCCGGTCCGGCCCGACGCTGCCCGCCGCCAGCGCGGCATGGCTGACGTCAATGTCGATCCGGTCTTCCTTTTTCCGGCGCTTGTTGCGGCGCTCGCCGGTCCAGTAGGGATAAGCCGGGTGCGCGACGGTGGACGGCGTCGAGAAGTAGGTTTTGCGCCACTTCTTGTGCGTCGCCATGCCCGAGGCGACCTTGTTGAGTTCCTCGAACGAGTGGACCCAGAAGAATTCGTCGAAGTAAAAATTACCGTGCCGCCCCTGCGCGGTGCGGAAGTTCGTGCCGAGGAAGTGCAGTTCGGCTGCGGCTTCCTCTTCCGGCCGCAGGTCCGACGTGATCAGCATTGGATCGCCGCCCAGTGTCACGCCGACCAGCTTGGCGAAGCTGACGATGTAGGACCGGAACTGGTGAGCCTGCGCCTTGGAGGCTGACAGGAATATCTGGTTCCGCCCGGTCTCGATCGCGTCAATCAGCGCCTCGAAGGCGAAGTAGTAGGTCGCGCCGATCTGGCGCGACTTCAGGATCATGCGGGTGCGCTGGCTCAGCGCATTCCACCAGGTCAGTTGGTAGTCGTAGAGGCCGTCGAGGAAGATCCGCTTCAGTTCGGCCGCCTGCTCGGCGGTGAAGTGGTTCTTTTTCGGCTTCTTGCGCGGCCCCGCGTTTCGGTTGCCGACCTTCTCGTTGAGATCGCCGCTATGTCCGCCCGGCTGCTCGTAGCGGCGGACGCGGGCAAGGCTCTCGATCTGCCGGGACAGCGCGTCCATCTCGACGAGGTCGGCGCTAGTCTTCTTCTCCTTCGCGATCAGCGTAAGGAGGCGGATTTCCAAGCCGTCCTCGATCTTCTGGATCGACGGCGCATCGTCCCAACGGTCCCGCTGCTTCCACGCCGCGATCGTTGCGCGCGGAATCTTCCCGCCGGTGTCGCCCTTGACGCCGTGGAGTTCGAACTCGTCGGCGATCTGCGTGACGCCCCATCCGCGCCAGTACAGGCTGCGCGCATGGCGGCGCGGATCGAAGTGCCACGCGGCGGATGGCGCGCCGGGTTGGGGAAGCTGGGCATGGGTCATGCCGGCGACCATGCCGCCCGCAATCGCCCGCGATCACCGCCCTCCATTTGGCTGAGCGGCTGACCAAATGCATGCCCTTGAGAGAGAGGGCTTTCCGCCGCTTTCTGGCTTCCGACACCGCAGCGCCCCGGCGCCGAGCATCACAGGAACCCGGAACCGACCATGGCCAAGAGCAAGTTTTTCCGCGTCTTCGTCGAAGGCTTCACCGCCAGCGATGGCCGCAAGATCGAAGCCTCGTGGATCGAAGACATCGTCGCGACCTTCAACGCCGCTACGTTCACGCCGCGCATCAACTGCGAGCACATCAAGGGCTTCAGCCCTGAACCGCCGTTCAATGCTTATGGCAGCGTCACTGCGGTGAAAGCCCAGACCGACGAACTCGTGATCGACGGCGAGACTGTGCGCCGCCGCGCGCTCTACGCGCAGATCGACCCCAACGAACAGCTGCTGAGCATCAACAAGAAGGGGCAGAAGATCTTCACCTCGGTCGAGATCTCGCCCGATTTCAGCGGCACCGGCAAAGTCGGCCTGATCGGCCTGGCCGTCACCGACAACCCCGCCTCGCTGGGAACCGAAGCCCTGTCGTTCTCCGCGCTGAAGCCGATGTTCGATGCCCGCAAGCAGCATCCCGACAACATGTTCTCTGCCGCGATCGAGACGGACATCGTGATGGAAGCCGCGCCCACGGACGGCGCTGGCGTGGCCGACGCGATCAAGGCGGGCTTCGCCAGCCTGGCCACCATGTTCAGCCGCACCGAACCCGAAAAGCCGAAGGAAGAGGCCAAGCCCAAACCGGCGAACGACAACGGCTTCGACGTTGCCGCTTTCAGCACGGCGCTCGGTGAACAGGTCGCGCTGGCGGTGAAACCCGCCAACGACGCGATCGCCGCCCTGCAGGCCGACTTCGCCGATCTCAAGTCCACCCTCGAAACCACCGAAGAGCCGGGCGACTTCAGGCGCTCCCCGGCGACCGGCGGCGGCGGCAACGCCCAGTTCCTGACCGACTGCTGATCAGCCCCGCCCGCCCCCGACACCCACCGGAGTACCTTTCCCATGCAGACTTCCACCCGCCTGCTGCTCAATGCCTTCGTCGCGCAGGTCGCGAAGCTCAACGGCCTGCCGCAGGATTTCACCGTCACCCCCGGCAAGCTCGACAAGTTCAACGTCTCGCCCGCCATCGAACAGAAGCTGCAGGCCAAGCTGCGCACGATCAGCGATTTCATGTCGCGCATCAACGTCATGCCCGTGGTCAACCAGCAGGGCGGCCGCGTCGGCGTCGGCGTGAACCGCTCGCTGGCAAGCCGTACCAACCGCGCTGCAGGCAACCGTCGCTCGCCGGGCGACGTGACTGGCTCGGATCAGATCGACAAGTACCTCTGCAACAAGACGGACTACGACTACGCCTGGCCCTACGAACTGCTTGATGCCTGGGCGCACATGCCCGAATTCCAGCAACTGTGCCGCGATGCCGTGCTCGCCCAGAAGGCCGAGGACATCATGTGCATCGGCTTCAATGGCGTCGATGCCGCCGTTCAGACCGATCGCGAGGAGTTCCCGCTGTTGCAGGACGTCAACTACGGTTGGCTCCACAAGATCCGTCAGTATGCGTCGAGCCGCGTCATGGCGCACGGCGCCCTGGACAACGCCAACATCTACGTCTCGGACACTGGTTCGGCTGACTACACCAACCTCGACGCGTTGGTCTTCGACGCCATCCAGACCCTGATCCACGAACGCTTCCGCACCGCGACCGATCTTGTCGTGATGGTCGGCGGCGACCTTGTCCACGACAAGTATTTCAAGATCGTCGAGGAAGCGGGCAACACCGCCACCGAGCAGGTCGCGCGCGACGTGCTGATGTCGAGCCGGCAGCTGGGCGGTAAGCCCACCGTGCAAGTGCCCTTCTTCCCCGCTGGCAGCATCCTCGTCACCAGCTTCAAGAATCTGTCCTACTACTGGCAGATCGGCACCGCCCGACGCGCGATCCAGGACAATCCGGCGCTCGATCAGATCGATAACTTCGAGAGCATCAACGACGCCTTCATGGTCGAGGAATACGGCAAGTGCGCCCTCCTCGAAAACATCAAGATTGGTCCGAAGGCGTAAGCCTTCGGCCATCGCCCGCCCTCATCGAGCAGGAACGACATCATGACACCCGCACGTCTCCATCGGGAGCGCATGGCCGCCCTTGCCGCCGCCGCTGACCCGAAGCCGGTTGTTTCCTCCGATAAGGGCGGGCACCCCTCTCCCGCGTCTGCCGACCGCACGCCCGCGATGATCTACCGCGAGCGGGCGGCGGCAACCGCCATCGTTTCCGCGCCCGCAGGCGCTGTCACGGCGGAAAACCGTGTCGCCGCCGAGATCGCGCTGCGTTTCACCCATGACCTTCGCCGTCTCAAGGAAATCCGCTCGATCGACCGGAAGATCGAGGCAAAGCGCGAAATGCTGCCCGAATACGCGGCATGGATCGAAGGCCTGCTTGCCGCCGACGCGGGCGCCGGTAAGGGCACCGTGGCCGAAGTCCTGCCGACCTGCATGGTCTGGTTCATCGACATCGGCGATTTCGCCCAGGCGCTCGATCTCGTGCCCTTCATCTTCCGCCACAACGTGTCGATGCCCGCACGCTACCAGCGCGACGCGGCGACGATCGTCGTCGAGGAAATCGCTGAGGCCGCGCTCAAGCAGCAGAACGCGGGCAATGCCTTCCCGCTCGACGTCCTCTCCCGCACCGGAGAACTCACGGCCGATCTCGATATCCACGATGAGGTCCGCGCCAAGTTGCTCAAGGCAATCGGCATCGAACAGCTGCGCGTGTGCGAAGGCATGGTGGCCGAGGATTCCGCCGAAGGCCTGGCCGCAACCTTGGCCACCCTCCGCGAAGCCCAGCGCCTGAACGACCGCGTCGGCGTGAAGGACCGCATCAAGCGCGCGGACAAGCTGCTGGCTGCTGTCAGCGTCGCCGCGCCCACCACAGACACCGGCGGCAATCCTGCCGCGTAACAAGCTCGCCCCCGGCGCTCAGGGGCGGATCGCGCGCTGCGGGAGGCTTTCGAGCCGTAGGGCCGCCAGCTGACCGGATCCCCACCCCTGTTAGCCGGGCGGCCGAAATGGAGCCCCGCGATGAACATCACCCTGATCGTCCTTTTCGTTGCCACTCTCGCTTTGGGCGGGGCGTTCGCCGACATGATCCGCAATATGTTCCGCAGGCTCGCATCTGCCGTCGCTCTAGGCATGTTGCTCGGCAAGCCGGGAAGCACCTTGTCCGACGCGATGCGGATTTCGAAGGTGGCGTGGTTCCGCGCAGTGCCGGGCAAGCACGGGCTGCTGGTCTATATGGCCTATGCGCTCGCTTTGTCGGCAATCTGGGCGTTCGCGGCCTACCATACCGGCCGCATTATCCTGATAGTTGGCCTCGCCACTTACAGCGCCCTGATGGCCCCATGACCTTCATCGCCAACCCACCGGGCGACGCGATCGACGCTCCGCCCGCTGACGAAGGCATCATCACCAACGATGGCTTCTTCCCCGACATCGCTCCCGCCGACGTACGCGCAGACGCCCGCATCTCCGCGAACGTCACCGCGCCCCGGTTGCGGGCGGCGATCCTCGGCGCCATCATGTCGGTGGAATACGACCTGCGCGCCTACGCTGCGCGGTCGATCGCTGCCGGGTACGCAACGCTCGCCGATGTGCCGTCGCCGCAGCTTGACGGCCAGAGCCAGCAGCTGATCCGCTACCACCGCGCCGTCAGCCTCTACGCCAAGGCCGAACTGGTCGAGCGCTACCGCGACTTCGATACGACCAGCGCTGGCGGTAACCAGGCGGACGATCTCACGCCCTCGATCGGGGAATTGCGCCGGGATGCCCTCCATGCCGTGCGCGACATCCTCGGCGCATCGCGGACCACGGTGGACCTGCTCTGATGGCCGCCGCGCAGCGCCTCCGGTCCAAACAGGGCGACACGCTCGACCAGCTGCTCTGGCGCGAAGCCGGGCTGGGACCGGGCGAACTGACGCGCGTGCTCGATGCCAACCCCGGCCTTGCCGACAGCGGAAAGGTACTTCCGCTCGGCACCGTCGTCCTGATCCCGGCGACCGCGACCACCTCCACCAGCGCGAACCGCGTGCTGCCCCTCATCCAGCTTTGGAGCTGACACATGGAACTGCGCCCCATTTTCGAAGCCGCGGCTGAATTTCTCGGCTCGCTTTCGCCCTCGCTGATCGGCTCGGCCGTCGCCCAGGCATGGAAGCCCGGCCTCTCCTACCGCCAGCGCTTCGCCCAGTGGGCGATTGGCTCGACGGTCAGCTATTACGCCACGCTGGCCATCGTCACGCTCACCGGATGGGGCGGCCTCGTCTCCCAGTCGATCGGCTTCGGCATCGCCCTGCTCGCCTACGACGCCACGCCCAAGCTGGCCAAGGCCGCGATCGACACGCTCGCCAGCCTCCCGGCCCGCCTCGCCGACCGCTTCCTCCCCAAGAAGGACTGACCCCATGACCGCCAAGCCGCGCCGCGCGCTCGCCAATCCTGCCGCCTTCTTCGCTTCGCTCCGCTCGGTCACTGGCGGACTCGATCAGAAGCAGGTGAACATCGTCAATGCCATCACGGCATCCGCCGCCGCATGGCCGGTGGGCTGGCTGGCATATGCGCTCGCTACCGCTTGGCACGAGGCCCGCTTCACCCCGCAGCGCGAATGGGGCCTCGGCAAGGGCAGGCCCTACGCCGCCCCCGGCAAGTACGGTCAGCCGCAATACGGTCGCGGTCTCGTCCAGCTGACGTGGGACCGCAATTACGAGTGGGCGGACAAGGCGCTCGGCCTCAAGGGCACCCTGCTCAAGAACTTTGATCTCGCCCTCGATCCGGACCTGTCGGTGCGGATCCTCGTGCAGGGCATGGAGGAAGGCGCGTTCACCGGCCGTAGCCTCAGCAAGTACGTCTCCGACACCGGTACCCACGAACAGTTCGTGCAGGCCCGCCGCATCATCAACGGCACCGATCGCGCCGACGACATCGCCGACATCGCGGTCAAGATTCAGGCCGCGCTGATCCGGGGCCGCTGGGCGTGAGTCTAGGCCTCTCCCACGTCGTCCTTGCCGGGGCGCTCACCGCGAGCGCTGCCGGCATTGGCGGTTTCTTCTACGGCACCAGCGTTGGCGCCGCGCAGGAACAGGCCGCCCAGAAGCGCGCGGACGATGCCGCCCGCGCCGAGCGAGACCGGCTGCAAGGCCAGATCGACGCCTCCACCGAGCGCAGCCAGGCCGCCGAATATGCCAGGCAGACCAACATCAGGGAAATCTACCATGAAAGCCAGAAGGTCATTGAGCGGCCGGTGTATCGCAATGTCTGCATTGATGCTGACGGCGTCGGCCTGCTCGACCGCGCCGCGTCCGTCGCCAACGGCGAGAGTGTCCCCGGCCCTGCTGGCACCGCCCCCCGCGCTGCCGAAGGTCCAGCGCGGTAGCACCGGCGAGATGACCGGCGCCGACGCGCATTCCAGCCTCACCGCTCTCTATGACGTCGCCGGACAGATCCGCGCGGCCTTCATCGAATTGCAGGGACAGGTTCGCGCCATGCAGGCGCCCGGCATGGGAGGGGCCGATGCGCAAGGCAAATGACCTGCGCCGCTGGCTGACAGCCTATCTGCCGGACCTGAAGGCAAACCCGGAGAACCTGAGCATCTATATCGAAGCGGGCCAGATCAACGCCCGCCGATCGAAGACGCTGTCGTTCTCCTACAGCTATTCGCTCAAGGTAACGATTTTCGACTTCGCCGCCGATCCCGATACGCTGATGGTCCCGATCCTCGCATGGATCGAGAAAGAACAGCCGCAGCTGCTGCAGCGCTCGGACAACCAGCCTTTCGGCTTCGAAGCGCAGCCGCTCGACACCGAGAAGTTTGACATCGAGATCGCCATCGACCTGACCGAGCCGGTACTCGTGATTCCCCGGCCGGACGGCAGCGGCTACGACGTCGAACATATCCCCGAACCCAAGTTCCCTGACAGCTTCGCGGGCGTCCACGCGTCGTTCCTGCAGGGCTTCGGCAATACCGAATTGCTGGTGGAGACCGAGGATCCTGAAGCCGTGCTCACGCCTGCCGTGCCGCCCGCCGCATGAGCGACGATCTTGCCGAACTGGAACGGGTAGCTGGCGCCCTCCTGCGCAGCCTGTCTGCGGGAGAGCAGCGCGGCCTGATGCGACGCATGGGCCGCGACCTCGCCGCCAGCCAGCGCCGCCGTGTAACCGCCCAGCATCAACCGGACGGCAGCGCCTTTGAAGCGCGGCGGGAGCGGACGCCCGCTCAGCCAGGACGCGGCCCGACCTGCTTCCTGTATCCTGCGGGGGGCGGCGGCGAACCCCGCCGCGTCCTGATGAAGAGCTTCACATGGGGCAGCGGGCATATGCTCACCGGCTTCGACATCGAGGCTGGCGCGATCCGATCGTTCGAGCGGGACAAGATCGTGAAGTGGCTCCCTGTGCCCGAGGAGCATCGCAGCGGCAGCGCCGCCCGCAAGCGCCCGGCCCGCATCCGCCGCCGCGCCATGTTCCGCCGCCTGGCCACGGCACGATTTCTGCGCAGCGGTGTAGACGATCAGGGCGTGTGGGTCGGCTTCACCGGCAAGGTCGCGCAGATCGCAAGCGTCCACCAGCACGGCTTGCGTGACAAGCCCTCGTTGAGTGCCAAGGCAGTGGCCTATCCGAAGCGCGAGTTACTTGGCATTACTGAAGGGGAAAGTAATATGTTGCTCGACATTCTATACTCGCAACTATCCGCATCTGCCGAACTATAACAACTCCTGCATCAGGCGCATACGATGATTGCCAATCAAATCGCTACAGAGTCCGTTCTCTACGTCGATGAACCCGTCGTCCTGTGATCGAGCAGCATACTGCATGTTCAAAAAATTGGTATTGGGAGAAACAAATCGCTCCAGCTGATTTGCTATGACCACCTTGTCCGATGACGAAATTCCGTAGGTCGTAGCATGTATTCTGTGTGCTCCACGTTCGGATAGGTCCGGTGTGAGCAATTCCATATTCTGTGGCAAGAACCCAAAACCCAAAAACACTAGTGTGTGAGCTTCACCAATCGCCTTCCGCGCGCGGTCCACAACATGCGTATCAATCGATTCTGTAAAAGTTTTCAGGCCTTCGGCTATCCTCATAAGATCGGCCGATTGGTAACCAAACGGCACTTGGTAATTCTCAGTCCGGGCAAGCGGGCCGAGAGAGCCGTAAGGATGAATTATATCCACCGTTGAAAGAATATCTGCGGCGTCCTGCTCACCGATTCCATAATAGTTTACTAGTGCCCGAAGCATCACCAGCTCAAAGCAACGATCATAATTGAATACAATAAATCGCGCGTTCCCAAAAAGCGCTTCCGGTTCGCTCGATCGAGTTCCCATTGTGAGCATCTTCACAAAAGATGAATACCACGAACCGGCAAATTTAGCGTTCTCTAAGGGGTCGGCTTTCAAGGGACGATGGCTGCTCTTCGGAACTGCCAACGGGGATGCTGCTTCTGCATCAAGTATCGCAGCAGCTATTGCCAGCTTTCCCACTAGAATAACATCGGGATCGTCTTGATGAGTGTGGAGAAAGTTATCGATAGAAGCTGCGACAGGCATGCCTTTTCGAATTGAGTCCGCAGCCCGGCTCAGATTTGCAGCTCGTGTCGACCACGACGTACCAGCATCTAAAAATATGGTCTGGAAAGCGTCCCATATCCTATCATTGACAATTTTTTGTCCGTAGCCGGGACTGCCATCCGTGACCAACAATTCGGCAATCCGCCCCTGCAAGCCGTCACCGGTTGGGAAATTGAAGTCGCAGCTGGCGCCTGCTCCGATCACGAAAGTCGTTGGTGTCGATAGCATCAATTAACATCCGCAAAATGTTGATCGTGCTTGGATTATCAGGGCTGCCCGGGATTGAAAGGGTCGCAAATCGACAGTCCCGCATTTGGACAATCAGCTAGCCAAATGCAGCCCAGTAGCGCTGCCCCCATGCTTGCCGCGACATGGGCTGCATGGCCGATGCAACCTTCACCGCCGTAGACCTGTCGCGCATTCCGCTGCCTGACGCTGTCGAGGAACTCGATTTCGAGACCCTCTTCGCGCGGGCACTTGCGCGCATGAAAGCATTGATGGCGGAAGAAGGCGTCGAGTTCGACGGCCGCGAGAGCAACCCCTCCACCCGCGTCCTTCAGGTCTTCGCCTACGAGGTCCAGCTGCTGCTGCAGCGCCTCAACGAGGCCGTCCGCGCGGTCATGGTCGCCTATGCCGTAAAAAACGACCTCGACAATCTCGCCGCCGGTTTCGGCGTGGTCCGCCGGACCATCACTCCCGCCGACGATGTGCTCGGCATTCCGGCCGTGATGGAAAGCGACACCGAATTCCGCCGCCGCATCGTCCTGGCACCGGAAGGCTATTCGGTCGCCGGTCCCGAGGGCGCCTACATCTACCACGCGCTTTCCGCGCATCCCAACGTGCTCGACGCCAGCGCCACCAGCCCCGCGCCGTACGATATCCGCGCACTCGTACTGGGCGTCCTGCAAGCCAATGCCGCCAACAATGCGCTGGTGACGGCGATGACCACCGCGCTCGACGGCGCGATCTGGCCCGGCGAAGTCATCGTCTCGCTCCTGTCCCGCGTTGATAGCGGCGCCGCCAGCGCGGATCTGATCGAAGACGTCGGCGCGTACCTGTCCAGCGAGGACATCCGCCCGCTGACCGACCATGTCATCACGCAGTCTGCCGAGATCGTTCCCTACACCGTCGAGGGCACGATCAAGACGTTCTCCGGCCCCGATGGCGGCGTGGTCATGGATGCCGCGCTTGCCAGCGCCAAGGCCTACACTGACGAAAGCCACCGGCTCGGCCGCGACATCACCCTGTCGGGCCTGCATGCCGCGCTGCACGTCGAAGGCGTCCAGAACGTCCACCTAACCCAGCCTCCGGCCGACATCATCATTTCGCGAACGCAGGCACCGTACTGCACCAAGATCGACGTCTCTTACGCGGGCGTTGACGAATGACCTTCGCCTCGCTCCTGCCTCCCGGCTCCACGGCATTGCAGAAGGCCCTCGAACGGGTCGGCTCCGAAATGCTGGACATCCCGCTCCTCGTCCGCGCGGTGAAGTCCGCCGACGACAGCCCGCTGCAGTTCCTGCCGTGGCTGGCGTGGGAGCGCTCGCTCGACAACTGGTCATCCGACTGGCCCGAGGCGATCCGTCGCGAGCGCGTCCGCCAGGCGATCCCGATCGCGCGGCGCAAAGGCACGGCGGCATCGGTGCGCGCCGTGGTCCAGAGCTTCGGCGGATCGGTCGCTCTGCGCGAATGGTGGCAGATGGAGCCGAAGGGCATTCCGCACACTTTCGACCTCGTGCTCAACCTCGAACAGAAGGGCGCGCCCGCCAGCGCCGCCTTCGTCGATCAGGTCATCGCCGAGGTCAGCCGCGCCAAGCCGGTGCGCAGCCACTTCACCTTCACCCAAGGCATCAACGCCGCCGCAGATGTCGGCTTGATCGCGACCGTTCGTCCCACCCTCTTCGCCCGCCTGTCCTGCACGGCACCGGCGGCCTGACCGGAGCACCCATGGCCCTCACCATTACCGTCACCAATGCGGGCCGCGCCGCGCTTGTGAACGCCGCCAACACCGGCACCGCTGCGGTCACGATCGCGCAGGTCGGCGTTTCCGGCGTCGCGGTGGCCCCCAGCACCACGGCCATCACCCTGCCCGGCGAAAGCAAGCGCATCGCCACCCTCTCGGGCGACGTGGTCGCGGACGATACGATTCACATGATCGTCCGAGACGAAGGCACGTCGGTCTATACGGTGCGCAGCTTCGCGCTGTACCTTGCCGACGGCACCCTGTTCGCGATCTACGGCCAGGCTGATCCAATCCTCGAAAAGTCGTCGCAGGCGATCATGCTGCTCGCGATCGACGTCCAGTTCGCCGACGTCGCCGCCGCGCAGCTGACGTTCGGCGACACGAACTTCCTCAACCCGCCCGCAACCACCGAGACGATCGGCGTTGTCGAACTGGCCACCCTTGCCGAGACCATCGCCGGTCTCGACACCTCGCGCGTCCCCGCCGCCAGAATGGTGAAGGACGCGGTGGCCTCATGGCTCGACGCGCGCTTCGGCGCGAACAATGCGGGCATCTGGCATCCGGGGAACGACGGCGCCGGTTCCGGCCTCGACGCCGACCTGCTCGACGGCCAGCAGAGCAGCTTCTATCTGAACATCCCGGCCCGGCTCGGTTACACGCCGATCCAGCAGGGAACCGGCAACGCCCAACTGCCGAACATCGTCAAAATCGGATGGAGCGCTGCCACCCGTCTCAAGGCCACGGTGGACGCCACCGACCTCGGCAACATCGTGTTCGATGCCCACATCTCGGACGTATGGCGCGCGGCGAACGACGGCGCTGGCTCCGGCCTCGATGCTGATCTGCTCGATGGACAGGACGGCAGCTACTACACGAACATCCCGGCCCGCCTCGGCTATCAGCCCGTCAATAGGGCTGGCGATACGTTTGGCGGCACCGTCACTGTTCCGGCCCTTCGCGTCGTCGGCGGGGCCGGGCAGAACGGGCTTTCGGGCGGCAACGGCGACGCTGCCACCTACAGCGTCTTCAACATGGCGCTCGACGTCTGGTATGGCCTCGGCCTCCGGACTTTCGACGGCTCGGTGAATGGTGTCTATGATGCCCGCTTGGGCCGATGGGACGTAAAGACCGGCTACCGCATCAATGGCGTCGATGTCTGGCACCCCGGCAACGACGGCGCCGGTTCCGGTCTCGACGCTGACCTGTTCCAGGGCAGAGACCCCAGCTATTACACCGCGATCCCCGCGCGACTTGGCTTCCAGCCTGTCCAGCAGGGCACCGGCGTCGGCCAGCTTGCTGCGAACGTCATCCGCATCGGGTGGGGCAGCAACAGCCGCGTTCGCGTCACCGTCGACAACACCGACGCGGGCAACGTCGTGTTCGACGGCCATATCGCCGACGTTTGGCGTTCCTCCAACGATGGCAGCGGCTCGGGTCTCGATGCCGACTTGCTCGATGGGCATGACAGCACCTACTACACCAATGTCGCAGGCCATCTCGGGTTTACTCCGGTTCGCCAAGGCGGCGGCGTCAACCAGCTTTCGAACGTCATCAAGATCGGATGGAGCGGTACCCGCGTCCTCGCCACCGTGGACGCAACCGATCAGGGTCCGATTGTCTTCGACACCCATATCGCGAATGTGTGGCGGTCCACCAACGACGGCAGCGGTTCGGGCCTCGACGCCGACTTGCTCGACGGCGTCCAAGGCGCGAACTTTGCGCGCACCGATCTCACCGGGGGCGTCGCCTTTGCTGGCGGGGTCACAGCGCCTTATCTTGGCTCGTCGGGAGACATCATCGCTGCCGGCACTGTAACCGGCGCGGCAGTGCGGATCGCGAGCGGAGCGCAGATCAATGGCTTCTTGGGCGGCGTCGGAGACGGCGCCAGCTTCACGAACTACAACCTGACGCTGGCAGTACACTGGGGTCTTGGCCTGCGGACCTATGACGGCTCGGTCAACGGTGTCTACGACGCCCGCGAGGGCCGATGGAACGTCAGGGCCAGCTATCAGGTCAACGGCATCAATGTCTGGCACGGCGGCAATGATGGCAGCGGCTCGGGACTGGATGCCGACTTACTCGACGGAAGCGACGGGAGCTTTTACGCCAACATCCCCGCCCGTCTCGGTTTCTGGCCGGTGCGCCAGGGCGGCGGCGCCAACCAGACGACCAACACCGTCTACATCGGATGGTCGAGCGGCTCGCGTCTGCGCGCGCAGGTCGACAGCACCGACCTTGGCCCGATCGTGTTCGATGGCCACATCGCCGACGTGTGGCGTTCCGCCAATGACGGCAGCGGGTCAGGCCTCGATGCCGACTTGCTCGATGGCCTGGAGGGTGCCGCCTACCTTCGCGACATCGGCAGCAACCTCGAACAGACCGGCTACCTGAAGCTCAGCAACGGCTTGATCCTGCAATGGGGCTGGGTCGCCAACCTGACGAATCGGGCGAACAACACGATCACGTTCCCGATCGCCTTCCCCAGCGGCGCGCTCGCAATGTGGCCTTCGCTCGGCACCGGTATCGGCATTGGTGACAGCAACTTCTCGATCGGCGCCCAGCCACTCAGCACCACACAGGGGCGGATCGCCATCGCCACCTCAAGCGGGGGGACGATCGGTTGCTACTGGTACGCCTTGGGCAAGTGAGGAAAACATGACCATTTTCTACAGCGCAAGCCGCGCAGGCTTCTTCGACGACGCCATTCATGACGTTGTCCCGGATGACGCCATCGCCATTTCCACCGAATATTATCGGCTGCTCATGACGGCGCAGACGGAAGGTATGCTGATCGTCGGCGGGCCTGACGGTGTTCCGATTGCGTCCGCTCGGCCCGGCCTGTCCGCCGACGAGGCGCTTGAGGTGCTGCGGGCCGAACGCAATCGCCTGCTCACTGCGTCGGACTATACCCAGATGCCCGACGCGCCGCTGACGGACGCGCAGCGCGAGACGTGGCGCATCTATCGCCAGGCGCTCCGCGACCTCCCTGAAACCAACTCCGATCCTGCCGCCTGTGCGTGGCCGGTCACTCCCGCCTGAAAGGAACCACCATGCCTGAACTGACCTACAAGATTGGCGCCTTCGACAAGGACAAGCGCGCCGTGCCCGTCACCTTCACCAGCGGCGAAGTCGTCTTCACGCGAGACGTGAACGCGGTGCTGAAGGAAGACGGCAGCTACGACCGCACCGCAACCAAGGCGCGCGTCGCCGAAGTGGCTCCCGGCGTTGCCCACAAGATCGGTCTCGGCGTCATCAAGGTTGCTGAGCCGGAAGCGGAAATGCCCGCGACGGAAGCCGCGGATTCCGCTACTGCTGAGTAAGTGATCGGCGGCACTTCCCGCCGCCCAGTTCCCCCTTTACGGAAGGGGGTCTCGGATGTTCCCGCATCTCGAAACCAGCGAGCCTGCACTCGCACTCTCAGGGCAGCGCGCCTGCCCCCTCGAGCACCCTTCCGCGTCTCAGGCGCGGAAGGGACATCGTGCAGGATCAATCACATGTCTACCCCTTTTGTTCTCGTTCGACCCGTTTCTCCCCCGGCCGGTTACATCGGCGGAAAACGGAACCTTTCCAAGCGCATCTGCGCCATTCTCGACCGCACGCCGCACACCAGCTACGCTGAGCCATTCGTGGGCATGGGCGGCATTTTCCTGCGCCGATCGCGGCGCCCGAAGGCCGAAGCGATCAACGATATTTCCGGTGACGTGGTAGGCCTGTTCCGCTGCCTCGCCGAGCACTATCCCTACCTCGTCGACATGCTGCGCTTCCGCGTCACCAGCAGGGCCGAGTTCGAGCGGCTGCTCGGGCAGGATCCCGAACGACTGACCGACCTGCAACGCGCCGTGCGGTTCCTCTACCTCCAGCGCCTGGCATTCGGCGGCAAGGTGTCCGGCCGGACCTTCGGCGTCAGTGCCTCGACCCCGGCGCGCTTTGACGTCAGCAAGATCGAGCCGATGCTCGCCGACATCCATGACCGGCTGCAATCTGTAGTGATCGAGCGCCTGCCCTATAGCGATTTCATCCGCCGCTATGACCGCGAAGGCGCCCTGTTCTACCTCGATCCGCCCTATTGGGCCTGCGAGAAGGACTACGGCCCCGACGTCTTCACCCGCGAGGACTTCGCGGCGCTGGCTGACCAGCTAGCTGGCATCAAGGGCAAGTTCGTGATGTCGCTCAACGACAACGAGGGCGTGCGCGAGACGTTCGGCAGATTCATCGTTTCGCCGATCGACACGACATATAGCGTCGGCGCGGCGTCGCGACCGGCGCGCGAAGTGCTGATCAGCAACTTTGCGCCTGCCGCTAACGATATCTGAGCAAAGACTGCCCTTGCAAATGATCACCTTGGTGAAACGCAAGGGCAGTAAATTCTGTAAGCGCCTATTTTCCTTCCCAGCACTTCTTCGTGATCTTCTTCACAACAACACTACTGCCTACCGACAATCCACCAGTCATGTTTTTCGTTATGTCGGCAAGTTTTTGAGGAGATGCAACATGAAAATAGTTCACCCTTCCAGTATAATCCGCCTCCCTTACGGTATAAGTACTCCTGATTTCGCGGGAGTCATTATCCTCATACTGCCCGCCAGTAACATGCACTGAATAGTAATTCATCGCCATACAAACTCCTGAAAAACCGTTTACATTATAGAGGGTTCGCTCCCCAGCCTCGATTTCTTTTGCTCCCTCCTTGCTTGTGGAAGCGAAAGTCCGCCGTTCATTTGGACAGGCACCTGACCAAATGCAGCCCCGCGAAAGCTGATCTCTCTCGCGCCATGGTCGCACCATGGCGCAGTCCAACGATCATGAGCAGCTGACCGGCGAGGTCATTCAGGTGGGCACTGTCGCGTCCATCGACCATGCCGCACGCACCTGCACCGTCCAGTTGGGCGATCTTGAAACCGGCGATCTACCGTGGGTCGCCCTGCTTGCCGGTCGCGTAAAACTCTGGTGCCCGCCCTCGGCAGGCGAACAGTGCGCCGTCCTGTCCCCGGAGGGCGATCTCGACAACGGCCTCGTCCTGCCCGGCATCTACTCCGACGCCAATTCGCCGAGCACGTCGGACCCGGACCTCTTCCAGCTCGAATTCCCCGATGGCGCCGTCCTCTCCTACAACCACGCGAGCCACGCGCTGACCGTCACCCTGCCGGAAGGCGGCACCGCCGCGCTGACCGCGCCCGGCGGCGTCACGATCGAGGGCGACGTCGCGATCAAGGGCAACGTCTCGATCGAGGGCAAGGCCGAAGCGTCCGAGGACGTCATCGGCGACGGCATCAGCCTCAAGAGCCACAAGCACGCCGGCGTTGCCGCTGGCGCCGCCCAGAGCGGAGGCCCCGTCTGATGGCCGCCATGGACGAAACCACCGGCGAACTGATCGAGGGCACCGACGATATCCGCCAGTCGGTCGGAATAATCCTGCGCACCCGCATGGGCTCGTGCGTTGGCCGCCGCGAATTCGGTTCACTGGTGCCGAACCTGATCGACCAGCCCATGACCCGCGCCAACATCCTGCGGATCTACGCGGCCACCGTCATTGCCCTCACCCGCTGGGAAGACCGCATCCGCCTGGTTCAGGTCGGCCTCATGGCCGGTGCCACGCGCGGCTCTGCCGTCGTCGTTCTCGACACCCGGCGCACCGGCTCCGCGTCGAACGCCCGCTCCCGCCTTCTCGTGCCCGTCTCTCTCTAACCAAGGATCCTGATCATGGCCTTCAAGCACGGCATTACCCTCACCGAGATCAGCGACGGCGCCCGAACGCTTACCGCTGTCTCCACCTCCATCATCGGCCTGGTCGCCACCGGCGCCGACGCCGATGCCACCACGTTCCCGCTCGACACCCCGGCGCTCGTCACCGACATCGAGACGGCGATCGGCAAAGCAGGTACGGACGGCACGCTGGCCAAGTCCCTGCGCGCCATCGCCGACCAGACCCGTGCGGTCGTTGTTGTCGTGCGCGTCGAGGAAGGCGTGGACGCGGCCGAAACCTCCAGCAATGTCATCGGCACCACCACGCCGGAGGGCAAGAAGACGGGCATGCAGGCCCTTCTCGATGCGAAGTCGCATCTCGGCGTGAAGCCCAAGATCCTCGGCACCCCCGGCCTCGAAACGCAGGCTGTCACCAGCGCCCTCGTCGTCATCGCCAAGAAGCTGCGCGGCTTCGCCTACGCCCGCGTCGTCGCCGATACCGTGGCCGAAGCGTCGCTCTACCGCGCCAACTTCTCCGCGCGCGAACTGATGCTGTTGATGCCCGACTTCCTGCTGTTCGACACCGCGACCAGCACCAATGTCACCGGCTATGCCGCCGCCTACGCCATGGGCCTGCGCGCGCTGATCGATACCCAGACCGGCCCGCACAAGACGCTCTCGAACATCGCCGTCAGCGGCGTCGTCGGTGTCAGCCAGCCCATCCGCTGGGATATTGAGGATGACACCAGCGAAGCCAACCTCCTCAACGCTTCCGAGGTCACCGCGCTGGTCCGCACCGATGACGGCTTCCGGTTCTGGGGCAACCGCACCTGCTCGGACGATCCTCTGTTCGCCTTCGAAAGCACCGTGCGCGTCGCCCAGCTGCTCGCCGACACGGTGGTCGCGGGAATGCTCTGGGCCATCGACAAGCCGCTGAACCCGGCTCTCGCCAAGGATATCGTCGAGACCATCAACGGCTTCGGCCGTCAGCTGAAAACGCAGGGCATCGTGCTAGGCTTCAATGCCAAGTACGACGGGGCGAACAACAGCAACGCCAGCCTCCAGGCGGGCAAGCTGCGCATCGACTACGACTACACTGTGCCGCCGCCGCTCGAAGACCTCGGCTTCAACCAGCGCATCACCGACAGCTATTTCGCCGACTTCGCGAACCAGCTGGCCGAAGCGGCCTGATCCGGCCGCCCTTTCTCCCCACTCGATCATAGGAGCCCGCCATGGGATTTCCCCGCGTCCTCAAGGACCAGATGCTGTTCAACGAAGGCAATGACTATCAGGGCGACGCCAAGACGGTCGGCCTGCCCAACCTCACCCGCAAGATGGAGGAGTATCGCGGCGCAGGTATGAGCGGCACCGTTTCTCTCGACATGGGCCAGGAAGCCATGGAGGCTTCCATGACCTTTGCCGGACCGATGCGCGACATCATCCGCCAGTGGGGCACGCCCACGATCGATGGCGTCTACATGCGCTACGCCGGGAACTACCAGCGCGACGACACCGCGGAAATCGATAACGTCGAAGTGATCCTGCGCGGCCGGTTCTCGGAAATCGAGTTCGGCGATCAGGAAACCGGCGAAGTCGGCGACTTCAAGGTCACCATGGCCGTCGCTTACTACAAGCTGGTCTGGAATGGCCGCGCCGAGATCGAGATCGACCCGATCAACATGGTCGAAGTCGTCAACGGCGTGGACCTGCTCGCTGCGCGCCGCAACGCCCTCGGCATGTTCTGATCCCTTGGCCCGGCCACGCGCCAGGCCGCTTCCCCTTCCCCGCCGATCTATTCTGACATCGGAGATCCACAATGACCCGTACCAAGGCCAACCTGGCCGCATCGACCGCAATCGCCACCGCCGCTACCCCGGAAGCTCGCACCGTCACGCTCGACGCACCTTTCACGCGCGGCGAGACCAAGATCGAGACCGTGCTTGTCCGCAAGCCCAAGTCCGGCTCGCTGCGCGGCCTGTCGCTGTCGGGCCTGCTCAACCTCGAATACGGCGCGCTCGAAACGCTCCTGCCGCGCATCACCGATCCGATGCTGTCGAAACAAGATATCGCGAACCTCGATCCCGCCGACCTCACCCAGCTGGGCAGCGAGGTCATGGATTTTTTGCTGCCGAAGGGCGCGAAGCAGGATCTCTCCCAGCGGACGTAACCGACGCCATGGCGGATATCGCCAGCGTCTTCAGCTGGCCGCCGTCCGAGATGGACGGATGGCCGATTGCCGAACTCATGATCTGGCGCGCGAAAGCCGAAAAGCGCGCCGGGTCTGCCGGCTCCTCACCGAAGCACGGGAAACGATAAGTGTCTGACAGGAATCTGCGCATTCGGGTGCTCATGGAGGGCGCCGACCGGCTCACCCGGCCGATGCGGGACGCTGCCTCGGGTTCATCCCGGCTTGCGCAGACCCTGAAGGCTACCCGCGACCAGTTGAAAGGCCTGCAGCGCGCGCAGGCCGACGTGGGCGAGTTCCGTCAGTTGAAACAGGGTATGCGCGAAAGCGAGCGGGCCATGCAGCAGGCCCGCGCCCGTGCCACCGAACTCGGCCGCGCGATGGCGGCAACGACCAATCCTACCCGTGCCATGCGGACGGAGTTCGACCGCGCCCGCCGCGAAACCGAGCGCCTGACCGCGCAGCACCGTCAGCACGAAACCCGCCTGACCGAAGTCCGCAGCCGTCTCGCGGCGGCCGGGGTCTCGACCCGCAACCTTGCTTCGGAAGAGCGCCGCCTGCGCAGTGAGATCGAGCGATCGAACGACAGCCTGCGCAATCAGGACCGCCGCCTTCAGGAGGTATCAGACCGCGAACGCCGCTTCTCCGCTGCCCGCTCACGCTTCGCGCAGGTGCAGGGTTCGGCCGCCGGTCTCGCTGCGGGCGGCGCCGCCGCGATCGGCACCGGCATGATCGTCGCAAGGCCGCTGGAAGGCGCCGCGCAGGACGCCATGGAATTCGAGTCGGTGATGACCGACATCAACCAGAAGGTGAACCAGAGCCGCGAGGCCGGGCGCCTGATGGGTCTCGACTTGCGCAAGGCCGCGCTGGCCGTCAACCAGCTGCCTTCCGATCTGCAGAAGGGTGTGGACACCCTCACCGGCTTCGGCCTCGGCGCGCAGCAAGCCGTCGACATGATGACGCCGATCGGGCGCGCGGCCACCGCCTACAAGGCGGAAATCGACGATCTCGGCCGCGCGACCTTTGCTTCCTACGACAACCTCAAGGTTCCGATCGCCCAGACCGGCAAGGCGCTCGACGTGATGGCCCAGGCGGGCAAGAGCGGCGCCTTCGAGGTCAAGGACATGGCGCAGTACTTCCCCGAACTGACCGCCAGCATGCAGAGCCTCGGTTCCAAGGGCATCCCGGCCGTCGCGGATCTCGCCGCCGCGCTCCAGATCACGCGCAAGGGCGCGGGCGATTCCGCCGGTGCCGCGACCAATCTTCAGAACCTGCTCTCCAAGATCAACGCCGGGGACACGATCAAGAACTTCAAGAAGTTCGGCATCGACATTCCCGCCGCGATGAAAAAGGCCGCGAAGGAAGGGCGCAGCCCGATCGAGGAGATCGTCCGCCTGACCCAGAAGGCCACCGGCGGCGACCAGGCGAAGCTGTCCAGCCTGTTCGGCGACATGCAGGTGCAGCAGGCCCTCCGCCCGCTCATGTCGGCGTTTCAGGAGTACCAGAGCATCCGCGCCGAGGCGCTGAGCGCAGACGGTACGGTCAACACCGACTTCGCGGACCGCATGCTCGACGGCGCGGAGAAGGTGAAGCGGCTCCAGATCCAGTCCAAGACGCTCGCGACCACCGTGGGCGATCAGCTGCTGCCAATGATTTCCTCGGCCGCGGATTACATGTCGTCGTGGGCTGGTAGCATCGCGGACTTCGCCCAGCGCCATCCCCAATTGACCCGCGCCCTCGCCTTCGCCACCGCGCTGTTCGCGGGGCTGTTCCTCGTTATGGGCGGCGGCGCCATCGTCCTCGCCGGGCTAGTCGCCCCGTTCGCCGTACTGTCGGCCGCCGCCACAGCGCTTGGCATCGGCATGCTGCCGCTGATCGGCACCGTCGCCGGGATCGTGCTGGGCATCGGCCTGCTCGCGGCGGCGGGCTACCTGATCTACGAGAACTGGGGCGCGATCACGACGTGGTTCAGCGGTATCTGGACCGAGATCCAAGGCTATTTCAACGGCGGCATCGCGGGGATTTCCGCCATGCTGGTCAACTTCTCCCCCATGGGTCTGCTCTATGCAGGCTTCGCCGCGCTGATGAACTGGCTGGGCATTTCCATGCCGTCGCGGCTGTCGCAGGCGGGCAGCGACCTGATGCAGGGTCTCATCAACGGCATCACCGGCCGACTGTCCGCGCTGAAATCCACGATCGTCGGCGCCGCGAACTCGGCGGTCAGCTGGTTCAAGGAGGTGCTCGGCATCCATTCGCCCTCGCGCGTCTTTGCCAGCCTGGGCGGATTCGTCATGGAAGGCCTGGACGAAGGTCTGGCCGACAACGCGGAAGCGCCCGTCCGGCGAGTTGGCGACCTATCGAACAGGATTGCTGCTGCCTTCTCGCCGGACATCTCGGCCGCGACCACACTGAAGCTGCCGCTGCGCCGCCCGTCGATCGAGCCGGACACGAATAGTGGCCGCGACCAGCGGGGGAGCGATGACATTCCTCTGCGCCCCGGCAGATCGTACATCGACAAAGCGGGCGACGTGGTTCCTCAGTTGGCGCCAACGTCGGCAATGCCGCTGGTAGGGCGCGAGGAACCACTTTCGCCTTACATCGCACCTCGCGCCCCGGCTGACGACGGACTACGCGACAGGATTTTGGGCGCGCTGAATTCGGTGCCCGCGCTGCTGCGCGTGCCCCCGGCCCCGCTTGAAACGGACAGCCCTGAGTTCTCCGCCGATCAATCGCCCGAAAGTTTCGTGCCGAAGATCAACAATCTGTCGGCGCAAGTCCGGAGTGCTCTGATCGCGGGCGCAGCGAGCGCTACCGTGGCGGCAAGCCCGTTAGCGGCACAAACCAGCGCCACCACCAGCCCGGCACCGGTTCCGCCGTCCATCACCTACAGCATCAAGATCGAAGTCACCGACGGCGCGCAGGGCCAGGACATTGCCGACGAGGTCCGCAAGGCAATCGAGCAGATCGAGCGCGAACGGCGCGGGCGCGGCTTCGGCGACGACTGAGGAATCACACCATGCATCTCCTCGCCCTTGGCATGTTCCTGTTCGAGATCGGCACGCTCGGCCCTGACGAATTGCAGCGCAAGACAGACTGGCGCCATGCCCGCTCGGGCCGCGTCGGCGCGCGCGACGCTACGCAGTTCGTCGGCCCCGGCGATGAAACGATCAGTCTTTCCGGTGCAGTCTACACCGAGATCGCGGACGGCCGCGTCTCCCTCGACGAACTTCGCGAGATGGCGGACGCGGGCGAAGCGCTGCCGCTCGTCAGCGGCAACGGCACTGTGTTCGGCAACTACGTCATCACCGCGATCGACGAGCGCCATGCCGTGCTGATGGCGGACGGCACCCCCCGCCGGATCGACTTCGGCATCGACCTTCTCCGCGTAGATGATCCCGCGCCCACCAACTCCACGGAAGCCGCGACATGAGCGAAGCCATCAACAACATGGCTGACTGGCGCGTGACGCTGGACGGCAAAGACCTGTCCGATCGCATCAATCCGCGCTTGGTCTCGCTCACCCTGTCGGAGAAGCGCGGCGACGAAGCCGATCAGCTGGACATCGTGCTGAGCGACACGGACGGCATGCTCGCGATCCCGAAGGAAGGTGCCGTGCTCAAGCTGCAGCTGGGCTGGAAACAGGGCCGCGACGTCACCGTGGGCCTGATCGACAAGGGCAGCTTCAAGGTCGACGACGTCCAGCACAGCGGCCCGCCGGATCGGATCACGATCAAGGCGCGCGCGGCGGACTTCACCAGCGCCATCCGCAACCGCCGGTCGCAGTCGTGGAAGAAGACAACGCTCGGCGCCGTCCTGCGCGATGTTGCCGGGCGAAACGGGCTGATCGCGCGCATCACCGCCTCGCTCGCCTCGATCGCGCTGCCCTCGATCAGCCAGAGCCGGGAAAGCGATATCGCCTTCCTGCGCCGCCTCGGCCGCGATCATGATGCAGTCGCGACCATCAAGGACAAGAACCTGATCTTCGCGCCAAAGGGCGCCGGGCAGACCAGCACCGGCAAGGCCCTGCCCACCCTCTCGATCACCAAGGCCAGCGGCGATGGCCACAACTGGCAGCGCCAGAAGCGCGACGGCCAGCAGGGCGTTACTGCCAGCTGGCACGACAAGAAGGCCGCCAAGCGCAAGACCTTCACCGTGGGCAAGGAAGATGGCGCGAAGAAAATCCGAAAGGTCTATCCCGACGAGGCATCCGCCAAGCGCGCCGCCGTCGCCGAGCGCGACCGCCTGAAGCGTTAGCGGTGCCAGAACCCCACTTTCACGCTGTTGATTATCGGATTTCGACGTTTCTGGCGCCGCCGATGCTGACGTGAAGCATCTCGACCAGCTGCGGAACGACCTTCCAGGACAGAGCCAGGA